ACGGCCGCGTCAACACGGTCAAGATGCAAGTCGTACTTGTATTCAATGGACACTGGGACTCCGATCAGACAAGGTGCACGGCAACATGATCCGGCAGTTGGAGAGCACCGGAAGTGTTCACGTTCACCTTCATCACCCGGGACACGTCACCGTTCGCTGTCACGCGTGAGTCGGTAGTGAAGAGGGCCGCATACGAGGGGTCGCAGTACAGGACCGTCTGTGACACGACTTCCTGACCGTCCTTGCTGCGCACAAGCACGCGGTCATCGTCAATGAAACACGCAAGGGACACCGGCGCGGCGAACAGGTCGCCGTACGCCGATGCCCCGAGGAGCGTTTCAACGGATGCCGTGTGGACATAGAACGCATCCAGGTCGCCCATCAGTACACCCACACACGCGGGGAGAGGAGGTTGTTCTGACTGAGGATCCGGATTGCTTCAGGCACCAGACCCACAACAGCGTCAGCACGAGCGGCCGCCGCCTGACCGGCGTCAGCGTACGCGATGTGCGCTGTACCGATCGATTTGGCAACCGCAGTGCTCGCGGTGATGACGCCACCGGTGAGCGGGTCGTAGCCGATAGCTGCCCACGCGGCCGCCTGAATACAGGTCGCATCGTTCATGGCCTGTTTCACCAGAGCGTTCGTTGCCAACCCTGTGAGGGTATCAACGTCGTAGTAGGCGGTCGAGGTCGCATCCATGATGAGCGATGTAGCACTGCGAAGAAGCTGCGTGGCGTTGACCGGGGCGGGTGCCCCGGTCCATTCGGCCAAGTCGGCGGCCGTTGCAAGGAAAGTTGGGATAACGAAATCCCCGAAAAGGCCAGCCATGATGGTTCCTAACTAGGAGGTGACCCCGTATTTTTCGATGAGGTCACGCCGGGTGAGAGCGTCAGCGTCGTCAGGGTCCATGCCGTTGTAAACAGCCCATGAAACCCAGGCGATTTTCGTGGCATAGGGGGGAGGGACGGTCTGCTTTTCTTTACCATCCCAGGGGTCACCGGCCGCGTTCTGAACGCGGCGCAGATACCCCTTAGTGAGGCGTTCCTCGATTGCCTCAGAGAGGGGGAGGGACATTTCGAAAATGGCCCCTCCCTCTCCCCGAATGAAAACCGTTTCTGGATTGGTTTTCATTAGACGCGGCGAGTGTCGATAGTGAACGCGGTCACAGTCAGCACGGCCGCAGTCTCAATGAGAAGCGTGCCGTCAGACTGCTGGAAACGGCTGGAGTCGAACGGGCCGACCCAGGTGACACCGGTGGTGGCCGCCACGGAGGCGGTGAGGTTGCCCTGACCAGACGAAATCGCAGAGGGCTGCGAACCGGCCAGGAGGGTGAGAATGACAGCGCCACCAGTTGCGTTGGTTGCACGCAGGTAGAGGGTGCCAGTGTTGTTGGCGGCAGAGATGACGAAACCGTTACCAGCACCGGCCACGGAGGCGGTACCGGCAGGGTCAACGACACTGCCATTGGGGACGAGTGCCGTAGGCACGAGGTTTACGCGGGCCATGATTTAACTCCCATTCAAAATAAGATCGTTGAGCTTGTCGTTCGCTTCTTCTTCAGTAGCGAATTCGTCAGAGACTCGGAGGGTTTGGTATCCGCCGCCACCGCCACCGATGGCAACATCTGCCATAACGGTATAGGTGTAGGAGGGGTAGGTACCCGCACGGTACACTTCGAGCGCGTAGACGTTGTCCATGTTTACGCGAGCGAAGCGCCCCTGCGAGATACCTACCGCTGTGATCCAGGTCATTACGTGGTGACCGTGATTCCGATGGAGGCAAGGGAATCGGGGCGAACGTTCTTGGCACCATAGAGAACAAGTCCCTTGACGGCATCCGCGAACGAGTTCTGCGGGCGGTACGCCTCAACCTTGTTGATCTGCTCAGCAAAGGTGATGGCCTGGTTGTTACCGGCAATGGTGGCGTAGGAAGCAGCCGAGATCAGCGGAACGTTGTTCGACAGCATGATGTCGAACCCAGCGGCGCGGCCGACGAGACCCTCACGGAGACCCTCAGAGGTGCCGGACTCGTTGACCTTGATGAAACGCGAGTCGCGGAGCAGCATGCCGTGAACTTCGGGACGGACTACGACGGAGCGACCCTGGGTGGGGACGTTCGCCAGGTCAAGAGCAACCTTCAGCGGCACGAGGCCGGTGTCGTAGATCTTGGTGTAGTCGGCCGGGGTGCTCGCGCTGACCGAGATCGGCGTGAGAACGTTCGCGGTCTGAATGGAGGTGTAGAAGGACGAAATGTACTGGTCGATCACGTCAGCGAACCCATAGGCTGCTTCGTTCATCGACTGCGGGATCACGTTGCCCTTGGCCTGGCGAGCATCAACGTCATCGACGGCGAAAGCAAAATACTTGCTCTGGTCCACGACGAGGGTGCGCTGTGAATCGCTGACCTGTTCAGGCGTGATCACAGTGGAGTTGGGGACGTAGTTCGCGATGGTCGGGCGACCAACCGAGGTGATACGCACAGTGTCGCCAGCTTCAGCGATCTCACCCTCGTAGTCACGGTTGATGAACACGTCATACACGAGATTCTTGCGAAGCGCGACCAGAAGGTTTGCGCTCCAGATCTCGGGGCGGAATTTGAGAATGGACATGATTCAGCCTTTCGGGGTTAGCCGAGGAGATTTTTGAGCAAGCCTTTGGCCTGCGCTTCAACGATCTGCTCGGGCGTCATTTGCGCGAGTTGCGCTTCGGAAATTTGGCCTTGCTCACCGGTTCCACCGGTTTCAATGCCGCTCGCGCCAGCCGTCCGGGCCGTCTTGAGGTTGGGGTTGGCCGCGACCGCAGATTTGATTGCGTCACTGACCTGTGTTGCGAAATCACCGGATGTCGGATCAAGGTCGGACACCTTCGCCAGGAAGGAGTTCGAGTCAAGAAGCGCATCAGGATTTCCCTGGTGCTGGGAAGCCGCGCGGTAGACGGCCAACTGAATGTCGGCCGCGCGCTGCTTCGCCTGTGATGCCGACAGGGAAGCCGCCAGGGCTGCCGGGTCGGTGGCCGCGTCCGGTTTGATACCGAGCGCAACGGCCAATTTGTCAGCATACTCCCGCTGTGCGGTTTCTGCTGCGTTCTTGGCGGCAGTGCGGTGATCCCCGGCCTCTTTACGAGTGTCGGCAATCACTTTCTGCGCCCAAGCGGGGAGGTCTTCGACCTTCTCTGCCTGGGAGTTTGTGGACTGGGTTTGAGTGCCAGCTGCTGCCGCTGCGGCGGCCGCGTCAGCGGCTGCTGTATCGGTACTAGCTGCGCCGGTTCCTGCGGTTCCTGCGGCGGCCGCGTCAGCGGCTGCTTGCTCTTCTGGGGTCATTTTCTTCTATCTCCTTCGGGCCGCGTCAAGCGACCATGAATGATCCCGGCGACATGCCGGGACCGGATCTATTTGTGAAAGGGCCGCTCGCGGTGAGACTGACGGGTGACCCCTGTCTCAGCGGTGAACTTCCGGACAACTGCCTGAGCTTTCCGAACCTCGACCAGGGCACGCTGGCGAGCTTCAGGGGTCAACGCATATTCGGCGCGAACCTTCGCTTTCCGGATGCCGTTTTCGAGCCGTCGAAGACGCTGGGTGGCCTTGTACGCTTCGGCGTCAGCTTCAGTCCACTCACGCGGCTTGGGGAGCACCGTGACGCCGTGAAAATACGGGACCAGTACATGCCGACACTCGGGGTGAAAAAGCCCGGCAGCTGTCGCCTCAGCGATTGTGGCATCCGAATGCAGTGAGAGATCGTGGTTCGGGCCGTCTGTCAGGATCATGCCCTGCCACGGGAAGCACAGTGGGCACGGGTGCAGGGTGTCTGTGACGGTGAAGTAGTGGATACCGATTTCTGTCATGCGCTCTGCATGGGAAGCGTTGAACGCCCGCATCACGGTTGTTCGGATGGCCATTTCGACGTAAGCCTGAAGTGACCACTCGCGCCCACGACTATCTGTATAACCGGTGATGCCCTTGTCAATAAGCTGTGCCCAAGCATCAGCTTGTGCCTGGCGAGGGTTCACCGCGCTATTCAGGATCTGCTCGATGGCGGCATGGGGGGTGATTGCCTTGTAAACGTCGTCCGGCCACCGCGTCAGGCGGAACCGAACGTCACGCAGATTCAACGAGAGGTCGGCGCGGATGAGATCGGCCGCGCGCTCACCCTGAGACACGGCGAGGTCGCTGGTTGGTAGAACCTCACGCACCACGTCTTCGATCAACTTCGGGGTGCGCTGGTCGAGACCGAACACAACCTGCTTGGTGAGGCGTGAGATCTGACCGTACGCTTGCTGTCGTCCCAGCAACGTTGGGAGGGTGGCACGGAGGATCTTCGCCGTCCCACTGAGCAGAGCTTGCTGCGCGAGGATCCACGCTGCGACGAGCGCTGCGACGGCCGGGCCGTTCGACTGCGGCTCTTGGGGGTCATCCTGTTTTGCCACGATGACCCCCGTTCACTCAATCGTTCGGTGCCGGGACACGCGGGAGGTT